CTCACCGGACAATTGTCGAAGTTGATCAGCAACTCGAGAAGATCCGGGCCGAACATCCGAGCCTCTACATTCAAGTGACACCCGGATACGTGGAGAGGCTACGCCAAAAGTTTGATGCTCTCGTGGGTCAGCGTGAAGCCGTCAGCGCCACCCAAGTACTCCAGGATCTTTTTAGCCGCCAACAATTACGCCACGACGGCAGTCAAGTATTGCAGGAACACTTTGCTAACTCGAAGATAAGCCAGCGGCAAGGCGGTTGGGTACTCACAGCACCAATGGGCCGCAACGGTGTCTATGCCGCCCGGGCGGTAATGTTTGCCGTCTCACAAGCCGCTAAAGCTCCTCGTAGTGTGGCGATGATTAGGTCACGTAGACCGACACGCCGACACGCATAAATCACGCAAACACACACAAACGCATCTAAACCGTGGTAAGGGGCTACACTGGCCCCATGGTGTTCCCCCGAGCCCTTTCACTCGTGCGCGGTCAAGAGTCCCTTTCCCGGACGATGGCGACAGCACAGGAACCTGCAACCGCGCACGTACGTGAATCCTCGGGCCTCTACGCCTTGCTAACTAACCAGTTGGCCGGTCGATCAACGCGACCCACAGCGATGCAAGTGCCCGCTTTCGTTGACGCACTCAAGACGTACACGCACACGATTAGCGCGTTTCCGTTGCGCGAATACTTTGATGGTCAACCCGTACCGGCCCGGCAACTTCTCTCACAGCCGTCACCGATCTACCCGTACGCCAACGTCATCCAACGCACACTAAGCGATCTACTCATGTACGACCGGGCCTACTGGCGCGTCATCGATCGGGACTTCGCCGGATACCCAATCTCTGTCGAGGTTATGCGGGTCGAGGACACGACCGACCTACCGCCCTATTACGCAGGGATCGAGGCCAATCAGCAACCACCCGCCGACCCGTTCTATTATCTTGCCAGGCAAATACCGACTCGGGACGTAATCAAGTTCTACGGCTCAGGTGAAGGCGGTTGGCTCGCCAACGGGGCTACAGCAATCACGACGGCGGCAGCACTCGAAGCCGCAACCCTAATGTATTCCGAAACACCTATACCCACAGTCGCCCTAAAGAATAGCGGCCCGGATCTAGCCCCTGAAAAGATAGACGAACTACTCGACGCGTGGGAGGAAGCCCGCGCCAACCGTGGCACCGCGTACCTGAACAACACGATCGACGCGCAAGTAATGGGGTTTAGCGCCCGCGACGTGCAACTAGTTGAGGCTAAGAATATGGCCGCCGTGGCTATTGCTCGCCTGGCGAACTTGGACCCGATATGGGTCGGGGCCGGTGTCCCCGGATCCTCACTCACGTACTCGAACCGGGTCGACCTTTACCGGAACCTACTCGACACGGCGCTACGCCCCGTAATGAACCTAGTCACACAAAGACTATCCATGCCTGATGTCACCCCGACCGGTTACGTTATCGACTTTGATACGACCGCGTTCCTGCGTGACAACATCGCGGCCCTAGCCGAAGTGATAACCAAGCTCCTACCGCTGGAGGTTATTACTGTGGAAGACGCCCAAAACCTTTTAGACCTACCAACACTCGGAGTATTCAATATGAACGGAGCCCTACGGTGAAACAACTCAATACCGAATCAGTCGTGATCTTTCAAGAGCGCGAAAATCAAGACGGTGACATTGTCGGATCCGGTCACGGCATGGCAGTGCCCTACGGCTCCGAAACCATGATCGGTGGCGTCCGGGAATCATTCGCCCCTGGCTCATTCGACCTAGCCAACGTGATCGGCAAGCCACTCGCCTACCGTCACGGGGAACCAGTCGGCAAAATCACCGGAGCCGAGAACCGCGAAGACGGCCTCTATATTGACTTTGAAATCGTGGACACGGCCCTAGGCCGCGATGCCGCTGTACTCGCCCGGACATCAACAATCAAGGGACTGTCCGTCGGGTTCAACCCCGTCAAATCCATTATGTCAAAAGCCCGGGACGCGATCCAACACACAGCCGCGAACCTACTCGAAGTCTCATTAACCCCCTACCCTGCCTATTCCAACGCTGGAGTAAGCGCCATAAGAGAAGAAGGAGCAACAACAATGTTAGAAAACACCGAGTCGACCGAGGTTAACTCGGTGGACATTGAAGCACGCGAATCACTCAAGGCACTACGCGAAGAAGTACAAACCATCAGCGCCAAAGCGTTTACCTCCGAGGCTCAACACCCACTCAGTGCGTACCGTTCATTCGGTGAGTACTGCAAAGCCGTCTACAATGGTGACGCAGAAAACCGCGCCCTCGATGTGCAGACCATTGCCGACGCTCCCGGGCTAGTTCCCCCGATCTGGCTCCGCGACATTAAAGGTGTCCTTGATCGTGGCCGCCCCGTTATTACCGCACTCGGTGGACCAAGCTCCGCCGTCGGTTCAGGCATGACAATCACGTGGCCCTACTTCGACGGTGACCTTTCCGCAATCGTCGCAGCGCAAGCCGCCGAAAACGACGAAGTAAACTCCGTCGACATTGACATTAAAAAGGGCACCGCCAACCTGGTGACCTACGCAGCCGGATCACGTTTGACCCAACAGGTCATCGAACGCACCGACCCCTCATACGTCGATGCTCACCAGCGCATCATGCTCGGCGCGTTCGGTACTGAAACGGACTACGCCTTTCAAGCCGCACTATGGGCCAACGACACCGCCGGAGTCGACTACGACTTCAGCGCCGACACCACGGGCGCAGCATTCCGTGAGGCCGTGTTCGCCGCAGCCGTAGACGTCGAAACCGCAACCGGCCAGCCCGCCGATGTTGTCCTGGTTAATAGCGCAGTATTCAAGAAAATTGGTGGATGGACTTCATTCATGCCAGACAGTTACGCACCCAATAACGTGTCCGGTACTTTCAACGCCCGCACCCTTAACCTCAGTGTGGCCGGTCTACCGATCGTGTTGGCTCGAGCATTCGCCACAGACGAAACACAAGACGCGATTGTTACGAACCGGGCGTCGATTGAATGGGCAGAAGACGGCCCCCGACTCATGACTAACGACGTAGCGGCAAACCTCGGGCGCGACTACTCGATCTACGGATACGCCGCGGCTCTCCCATTCGTTGCCGCTGGCATCGTCGGAATCTACAACCAGGCATAGCCGTGGCACTGGTAACCGGTCAGGAACTGGCCGACAATCTGGATATCGAGTACGAGACACCCGACAGTCTCGTGCTCGACTTGCATGCCAACTCGGCGTGTGTCTTGATCGGTTACCTAGTCACGCTTGTTTCGTTCGAAGCGGAACCGGCACCCCTAAAAATCGCGGCAATGACCATAGCGGTGGAGACATACCAGGCGGCTTACGCGGCAGGGGGCGAATCTATTAGCGTGGACTTCACCCCTAGCCCACGGATCAACTCCGCTTTAATGGCCCGAGTCACTGTCCTACTGGCCCCGTACAAGCAAATGACGACGATGGTCGGCTAATGGCACTCACCACGGAAGCACGAGAACTAATAGTAACGAGCCTGACAGGTCTCGGGTACAAAATCTACGACACGGTGCCCACAGTCCCGGTCACCCCTAGCGTCGTCATCGTCCCCGACTCCCCGTGGGTGCAACCGACCCGGATCGGCTCAACCCTTAACTATGCGGTCCGGTGGCGGCTACTCCTCAACGTGAACGTGAGGGTAAACGCGGTGGCAATCTCGACAACCGAGGACGCCCTCGATGTGCTACTCGCCGCGCTACCCGCATCCGTAAACGTCGCGAGTGTGAACGCGCCGCAACTCCTCAGCCTAGGATCGCAAGGGACCGTCATGTCAACCGAAATCGAAGTACAAATACAAATGAAAGAAGGATAACTAATGCCCGCTATCGGAGTTACTGGAGCCGTGTTCACCGTGTCAATCGGTGGGACACAATACGAGGACCAGGTCACGTCAGGAACAATTAACACGACACCGACCATTGTCCGCACTAAAACCCTTTCCGGGGTCGCGTTCGACCAGACCGACCTTAACTCGACCATGAGTTTGGATTTCCTATTCGATGAAGTAACCGGGATGTATGGGGCTTTGCAAACCGCTATCGCCGCCGCCGCATCCGTCGCGGTCGTGGTCGAATCCGCGTCGGGAACATGGACAGGTGCCGCGATGTTTATTGAATCCGCCGACCTCACCTACCCGGCCGATGGTGTCGTAACCGTATCGACATCATTCACCGGCTCGGTTACATTCGCCGCAACGGCATAAGGCTAAGGGGAACCCATTATGTATCCACGACTAAAAATCGAGTCCGATAATCACGAAACAAAAGAACTCGAAACCCTGCCCGTAGACTTCATGATGTATGAAGAACTAAACGGGAACCGGCCCACAAGTGAGCAGGCGATGAGACTCACAATCGCCTACTACTACCTTGAGGACAAAGAACCAGGGGACCTTAAAACAGTGAAATCGTGGGCCCGCAAAAACCGGGTAAAAGTAGATATTCTCAAAGACGATGTGGAACCTTTTTAGAGGGTAGTCACGGCAGACTACTAATACGCCTAGCGGTTCGTACGGGCTGGACGATGGAAGACGTTAAGAAACTTAGCGGCCGGGAGGTCGTTACGATCATGGAGGAGTTAGCGTAATGGCTAAGCAATTCGATGCCTACATCGAAGGACTAAACCCGCTACTGCGCGACCTCCGGAAACTAGGAAAAGAAGCCGCGAAAGAGCTACGGCAAGCCTCACGGACAATAGCCGATAGGCACATGGTGCCAGCATTCCAAAACGCGGCCCTGAACGTCGGTGGTCAATGGGGCGACATTCTGGCATCCGACATTCGATCCGGGCTCGACCGGCTCCCAAAAGTCTCCATCGGTAAACAAAAGAAAGTAACGTCGGGTGGCGCATCCTCCAACATGTTGCGATACCCAACCGACACGGGAGACAGTGGTGATTCTTTCGCACCATTCACTCGCACGAACTGGCTAGCAAAAGCACGCAGTTACCAGAAACCCGCCTTACAAGAGTGGGGCGAAGCCGTCGACCGTGTCGTCCGTAAATGGCCGGTGATGTAATGGCAGTCGGAAAAACCTTAACGGTTTACTTAGCGGCGGATCTAAAAAAATTCAACGCCGGAATGACGCAAGCCCAAGGCGGCCTAAAAGGTTTAGCCGGATCTTTGAAAAACATGCTCGGCCCTGCCCTTATCGGTGCCGGTCTCGCGGCCGGTGCGCTTGCCGTGAAACTAGCATCCGACGGAGTGAAAGCAGCCCTCGAAGATGAAGAAGCCGTCCGTAGACTTTCCACCACCCTGGACAACCTTGGCCTAGCGCACGACCAGCCAGAAATAGAAAAATTTATTTACGGTCTTGAACGGTCCCTCGGCGTGGCAGATACCGAATTGCGACCCGCCTACGACCGCCTTGTGCGGGCACTCGGTGACACGGGTAAAGCACAAGACGCCCTAAGCCTTGCCCTCGATGTGTCTGCCGGATCCGGTAAAAGCCTCGAAGCCGTAACCGACGCGATGGGTAAAGCGTACGAAGGAAACATAGCAGGCCTGTCCCGCCTCGGTGCCGGTATCGACGCCGCAACAATCAAAACCGGCGACATGCAAGTCATTACACAAGTATTGTCGGACACGTTTAGCGGGCAGGCCACGGCATCCGCCGACACACTCCAAGGCCGCATGAGAGTACTTAAAACAGCGACGGACAACCTAGCGGAATCATTCGGTAAAGGCTTACTCACCGGGCTAACTGACGCCACTGAGGGCACTAGCGAGATGGTCAAATCCATGGAGAAGCTAGAACCAGCACTCGAAGACTTAGGTGAAACCGTGGCCGACGTCGTTGCCTCGCTCGCGATGCTCTACGACGGCTTCATATTCCTTAGGGACATCGAGAAGAAAGTCAAGACGGAGACCGGGTTACTCGGTGACGCGTTCAGTTTCGTTAGTGACACGATAAACCCATTTAGTCGCATAATGAACGCGCTCGGTCAAGCGACAGAGGGAACGGGCGACGCCGCCTACGAAGCCTCACCGGCTATGGAAACATTCGGTAACACGGTAGCCAACACGGTGAACCCATTAAACGACATGACGGACGCCGCTAACGGCGCTACAGACGCCGTGTCACTATTACAGGCACAAACGAAAATGGCCCGGGATGTCGCTCAGGCACAGAACAAAGACTACAAAGACCTTGCCGAACGTCAAAGAGACCTAACAGCAACCACCACCACGACAACGAAGGCGACCACGAACTACGCCGGCTCCGCATCGAGTGCGACAGCCGAAGTCGAGAAACTTACGAAATTCCAAAAGTACCTAGAAAAAAGCACCGACGACCTAGGCAAGTCGATAGCCTCAACTGAGAACCTTTTATCTATCCAAGTGCAATCATTTAACGACGCTAAAGACGCCGTAGCGGGTTATGCCCTGGCAATGCAAGGGAA